GTCTTGATCAGTCCTTCAGTCTCTATACCTAGAGCAGTAGCACGACGTTTAAAGTAATCACTGACATTTAAGTATTGAGTTACAGCTTGTGGTCCTACTACTTGGTTAGCTCCGGCAAGGAACATATCTAATCTATTAAGATCGTTGCCTCGTCCTAGTGCTTCAACACCAGTAACAATAGTAGGCTTAACAATATCTTTAGGTATCTTAGGCAGACGCTTATCCTTAGACATCTTAGCCATCAATCTAGTAACGATGGGTAGCTGTAGCTCCTGTGATAACAAAGAGTAAAGACCACCTAATGCAGCTTCTAACTCCTGACTGAGCATACGTATCTCTTCAGCTGTTACTCGTTCGGCATCTCTAACAACACCACTAGTAAGTAAGAAGGCTTGGCTCAAGCGATCTGTTATACCAGCCATAGTAGCTTGAGCGGTACGGAAGTCATTGAACTTATTAAGTTGTAACACCGATACATCTGCTTCACTACCTTGTACGATTGCTCCGTTCGGTGCTTCTGCTAATGTTCTTGATCTTGTTGTACCGTTCGGGTTGACCATGAACAATACCTTAGCAGCAGCTGCACTACCTTCGACAATTGCTTTTGTAAGTGCTTCCAACGACTTGAGGTCACCGAGGTACTCCTCAACAAACCCTCTGCCGTAGTCCTCTCCATCAATCTGGGTGTAGCGTAAAGGGAGCCACGGGGACTTTTCAATCGGATACTTACCCACACTTTCCTCGATGAGCATACCCTTGACGTCTTGGTAAACATTGAAGTGGTCATCTTCTCTAACTACTGCTGTGTATAGATCACAACTGTTCTCTTTCTCTTGGCGATATACTTCCTCTCTTACGGATTCAGGAAGCATCATAGGAGCTACTGTTTCTTTAATAGCTATGTGTGTAACGTTGCCCATTGGATCACGCTTGATAACATAACGATCTAGCTTGAACACTCTCATACCACCCTCATCAGGGAGATATAACAAAGAGTTACCAGTAACCAATAAGTTCTTTAACGCCTGGAAGATGCCGTTCCTGAAGTTCTGTACTTCTACTTCTTGTGATACACTACGCTCTACATCAGACAATGCTTTCTCTAAGTCAGTACGTAGTTGTTCTGCTCCTTCTACTCCAAGGTCTTGCTTTGCTTTGTCCAACTCATACTTATCTATAACAAGACGGAAGAAGGGAGCGTTAGGTGGAAGCAGTGCAAGCAATAGCTTACTACTAAGATTAAGTACACCTCTAGCTCCTATACCTTGGTACGGTGTGTAGTACTTAGTAGCGTAGTTGTGACCGTCCGGAGGTAAGACATAAGGAAGTGTAAGCTCAGAAGATGTACGTCCTCTGTCTAAGAATGACCACCGCTGGTTCTCCAACGAATGATATAGCCCTTGGGCTGTTTCGTGCATACCGTTTAGATAATATCTTCGCTCGCCCACTCAGGATCACACTCTACCATGTCACTAACATTGAACTCGTTAAGCGTGATAAAGTTTCCTTGGGTGGTGATTGGGAATATATACTTTCCGAAATCGTTGTGACCTAAATTACTGACTTGTTGAATTTCTGCGTACCGCTCATTACCGTGAACGTCTGGTAGTCCAAACAATGTATTCATCGCCTCGTTACTAGCGTTCCACTCTTCTTCCGTGCTGTATAAAATATATTTCTTCATAGTAATTATGACCAAGGTGTGTCTGCTACATAAGTAGGTTTATACGAGGCTGTTGCTTGTGATGCGTCATTATTGTTTCCGCTGTAATCGGCTACGGTTAAAATGTTATTGCCAGCACTGGCAACACTACTGTCGCTATTCGTATCTTCACTAAAGTACCCTACTCTGTAGTAAGCAGCAGGTGAAAAGCCTAGAGTTAACAGATCGCCCCCGTTACCGCCGTTGTAAATGTTAGATATTTGCGTACCTGTTAATGCACTCTCAAAGAAAGCCATTTGGTCCATCTTGCCTGTGTAAGGCTTTCGCGATACGGATACATCCCTATCTCCAAATGTAAAATTATCCGGTGATGTTCCTACTACTTTATTGTTGTTAGCCCAACCGTTAGTTTGGTTCGCATCTTGACTTACCGCTAAGCTTCCGTCCTTATAAATAGAAACATTTGTATATGTACCGCTTGAATCAAATACGATAGCAACATGGTGCCAATCCCCGTCACACAAACTATTAAAGTTGGTTACGCCGTTTTTACTATTTGAAGCACCGCCGCTTTCTCCTCCAAAAATAATATAAAAGCCGGAGGAACTGCTCGTTCTCAAAACCGTAAGATTGCCTTCCTTGAATGAGCCGCTTCTAGTTTGATCGGCTACCGGGCAGATGTAGTTTGATGTATCAGTACTTTTCATCCACCACATAACCGTAAAACTTTGAACGGAAGTCATGCTGTATGTGGTGTCCAATCGGTCGCTCCCATCAAAGTCTAAACTTAAAGTGTTGGCGGTCGTAGCGTCATCCTCATATACACGCCAACCTGTGCCGTCCGATACATTAATATCTTTGGTAGTTGTATTGAATATAGTTAGACCTAAATTACTAGCGGTAGCGGCAGGTCGAGCAGCGTCTGTGTAAGCTTGAATTGTACTCATGTTTTATGAATCGTTGTTGAAGATATACCAAGCGGAACCGTCGTAGATATATAGGTCGTAAGTATCTGTTCCAAATTTAATAGTTACTTCTCCGGATGGGTTGGTTGGTGTTGTTGATAAGATGTTAGATTCAGTATCGGTGTCCTCAATAGTAAAACTACTATCAAGTAAAGTAGCAATAACACCTAATCCAACTGTGGGCAAGACAAACATATTTTATGAAGCGGTGTCTCCAGCGAGAACAAATGTATCAGCAGCATAAGCAACAACACTCGCTACTCCGTACTGATCGTTGATCTTAGTGTGTGACTGTCTGTTGTTGATAGTAGTTCCTGAAGCACTGAAGCTTACTTGACCTGCTCCCTTTTGTACGAAGCTACAATTAAACCCAGCTCCTAAACCACTTGGTACTGTGACCGTTACAGCAGATGCGTTATCAAGTACTACTACTTTACCGTTATCTCCAGCTACCAATGTATAAGTGGTTCCTGTTTGATCGTTGATCGAAGCGTCGAAATTACTGATGGCGTTTCCGTTGAAGTCGTAGCTCGCCAGGTTGGAGGCAGATGCTTGACCCATTAAGTTGGTAACGGATACTTTCTTGGTAGTGGCTGTTCCTGCTATATCATCAACAATCGCAAGGATGTCCGCACCTGCTGGTGTCGTCAGCTCCGTTAATTCTGTTATCTTTTTATTAGCCATTTTTAAATACTATTACTAGGGACTTATTCCGTCATCATAAAAAATATACCAAACACTGCCGCCCCATACATACAAATCATCAGTGTCTAACGCTTTTGCTATGATGACTTCATTTGATGGGTTAGTTAACTCGTCAGCAGTTGCGTTGTTATGTTTTAAAATATCGTCAGCACTGTCTACTAATGCAATGGTTGGAAATGTCGGCAGGTTGAGTAGTGGGTCTTGCGATACACTCATAAACGTACCGCTAACGGTAGCTTGAGTAAACCCTGAAGTATCGAGCGTTATACCAGTTGATCCGCTGTTGGGATAGGAAGGATTCTTAATGGTAAAGGTAACTACCGTATCAGCATTGTTTGGTACAGTTGTAGATACATTAAATACAAGAGTGCCTGTGGATTGTGTCCAGTCAGCGGTTGTGCCAAATATATCACTTGTGCTTGTTATACTAAACGATGCGTTATCCGCTGTCTGTGAAGCGTCGAGTCCTGCCAGTGTAACCGTACCGCTTGTTATAGCTACCTCTGGTCGTATGGTAAGCGTGTAAGTACTGTTGAAGTTTTCAACTGTCTCGCTTTCACTCACCGTGCTTGTAGTAAATACAGCAGGAATAACAATCGAAGCTGTAGCTGATGTCGAAGTAAGCGTGCCGTCTGTCGCTGTTATCCTGTAGTAATGTGTAACAATTTTAGATAAGCCCGTATCATTTACAGTTAAGTCTGGCGTGCCACTAGATATAGTCGTGGGGCTAGAGAACTCAGAGTCTGTATCTCTTTCGTAAGTATAGCTAGTTGCTCTGTCTACCCCGGTCGTGTTTATTGTTGCACCGTCATCTCCGAACTGAACAACAGCTATATCAGGAATTGCTAACTCTACAACTTGTTGCGCATCAAACCCATACAGCTCCTCAAATGCAGGGCGTATGAATCCATTAGGTAAAAGTGCTACGTTGCTAGGATACCTTGTACCCGTTGGAAACGTAAGGGCCATTGTAGATTACAGAGAGTCAACAGTACCAGTAGCGTAGACGCTGTATGTTCCGTCAACTCTGCTGGATACTTTAGCTCTGATCTTTTCGTAGTGACCCATGTCGTCTCTTACCAAAATGCTACCGTCTCCTGTGACGGATTCACTGTGGATAACGTGCCAAGCGGAACTGTCGCTTAGATAGGCTTCAATGTC